CTTAGTCGAACCGGGGTTGAATGTTATGTAGTCGTAACACAACAGCATGTCACCTACGATCTCAGTCTTAGGGTAAGTGTTGATAGCCTCTGTTACATTCTTGAACAACTCACCGTCAGCCTTAGTACGGTACTTGATCTCCTTGACTGCCTCTAGTTTAGGTGGGAAGGCCTGATGGATACGTTCCTCTAGTTCTTGTAGCCTCTTAGTTATCTCTAGGTGCATTGCCTCTGCACTGTTGATGTCGAACTCAAAGCCACCTTCGTGCATCTCTTGACAGATTATTGCTACGTCATGCTCTAGACGCATAGCTTGTGACCAAGCCTTGTCTTTGATCTGAGAAGAGAAGTGTTTGAACAACTGTTCAGTTACCTCTACATCACGATGGCAGTAAGATAACATCTCCTCTGTGAGGCCACCCTCGAAGTCCTTGAAGTTATCCTTAGGGTAGCCTAGCTTCTCTCCCCATGTGGCTAGGCTGTGTGATCCGATACCGAAGTCAACAGTCATAGATACTACAAGGGTGTCAACGATCTTAGTCATGTCGATCACTGGCCCTACGATCCTATTGATGACAGGCCCATCGAAGTTAATGAAGTTATGGCCTACCCACCGGGTAACTTTCTTAGCGTACTCAACAAACCTTGCACGTTCAGCCATGTCTATGTGTACATTAAGGAACTCATTAGTGATACCTGTGTCCTTCTCCTTAGTGCAGATACACCATATCTTCTTAGCATCTAGGCCTTCTGTTTCTATGTCTGCGAATACTATCATTCCATATTCCCTACCCAATGTGTTGTATCATCGAAGGGGTCAAGTCCATCTTCCCCTATCTTCTGTGAGCTTGAAGGTTGTCTCTTCGAACTTGAGCTTACCTGCAAATCCTGTCTTACCTGCTGGTCTGTTCTTGATAAGCAAGAGCTGTGTTGTATTTCTTTCATCACGATCCTCTGACATCTTGTCTCTCTGTAGTTTAACTACAACAGAGGCACGTTTAGATATTGTTCTACAGTCACGCACCTGACCATCATCATTCTCGTGAGCAATGGTTACGATACCTACGTTAAGCTCAGAGGCTAGGCGAGACAGCTGTACTGACAGAGCAGACAACCATTTCTCTACTGACTCGTCACCCTTACGAGAGTATGCTAGGTCTTGGATAGGTTCGAAGAACACATAGTCCACACCACAGGCCTCTCGGAAGTACCTGATCTTTTCTAGGATGTCCATAGGGTCTTCGTCAACTGCTATCTGGAACTGATACAACCTCTCCTCTGCGGTCAGCTCAGTGATAGCCCTCTTCACATCCTCTTCCATGTTGTGCTCTTCGATAAGGTCACGACGAGTAAGGTTCTTGTTGAGGTGGTACGACACAAGGCCTAGGACACCCCGTTTCTCTGTCTCCTCTAGGTGGCAGATAGCAATCTTAAGATGCTTGTGCTCAGTTAGAATGTAGTACTCTAGGTATCTCATGAACTCTGTCTTACCGATACCCTCAGGTGCTTGGAACACAGTGAAGTGTCCTTGCATGAGACCTAAGGCTACATCATCAAACGATTCGATACCTGTCGATACATAGACTGCATCATCCTTCTTATCGAACAACTCAAGGAACTGCTCCGTTGTGTTGCGGATATTGTCAGGTGAGTACCGCTTGCAGTTATAGAAGGCTGCTTGGTAGCTTGCCTTAGCATTACCCTGTAAGAACTCGTTAGCATCCTTGAACTTGTCATGGATAATCTCGTAGGTCTTACTAGGAAACAAAGCACCGATCTTAGCTGCAAGAGACTTACCTGCTGTGTCATTGTCAACAGACAGGATGATCTTATCGAAGCTGTCTAGCCACTCCTTTGCTTTACCTTGCCATAGCTTCTGGTTAGGTGTTGCGCTGGGCACAGACACACAAGGGTACTTCTTGTCTAGCATCTGGAAAGCAGACAGTGTGTCTAGCTCACCCTCACACACTACAACAGACCTAGATGAACCTGAGTTGAACTTATCCATACCGAATAGCTCGTCAGTCTTGAAACCTTTGTCTGTCTTGAAGGCCTTGTCCTTGATGTTGCGTATCTTACGGGAGCCACTAGGGTAGGTGTACACTTGGTTGATACCGAAGGTCTTAACACCGTACCATTCCATAGTGTCTCGACGTACACCCCGGTACTCTGTGAAGTCTCCTGTACCTTCAATCTCTACTGGTTCTCTCTGTGTCATGTTACCTGTGTCCTTCAATGGGTATGTATCCTTAGCCCAACTCTTGAGAGACATACCCTTAGAGGGGTAGCTCTTGTCGCAGCTATGGCAGTAACCTAACATCTTATCTGAGTTGTAAGCGAAGGCATTAGAACTCTCACAGTCTTGGTGAGGGCATGGCTGGTGTGTGATCTCTTGTGCTTGCATTATCCCCTCACAAACTGTAACTTAAACATACCCTCCGAAGAGTTTATAGATGCTACAAGATCCATTAGTTGTTGATACGATAAACAGATTAACTCGTAGCTGCCAAGTGAATCCTCGTACTGTCGGATGTAGACTTCATTGTTATCTGTTAGGACAACCTCAACATCCTCATGGCTGTCTGTCTCGTCCATGATTACTACAACAGAGGCATCTGATTCGAACTCAACTGTGTACATCTGACCTCTCCTGTACCATGATATTAACGTGAGCTACATTACCCTCAACACGAGTGATAACGAACTCTAGACCTGCCTTGCGTAGCATTAAACGTAACTGCCCTACAGGTATCATGCCGTATCCTTTCCATCCATATGTACCAGACGATCTAAGTACCACTGAGCCTTGAGTAGATCCTCTTGCTTATTCTTATAACGCCAGCGGTGTAGATACTTAGCTATGTTACCCCGTAGGTAGCCAATGTATTCCTCTTTAGTTAGGAAGTCTTCGATGTAGTCAATACATTCTATCTTTCCTTTACCGTAGTGCGCTGGGCTGTTCACGTTATCGGGTGTGTGCTCTGCCATAACCGTCTCCTTAAAGTTCTCTTGTTCTGCTATCAACCTTCGCCACTCACTGTTTATCATTGCTCTTACCATTCTTTTCGTCACGTTCCTGTGCAGCCTTACGTTCCTCTGGTGTCATAGGTCTGACATCCGTGAAGTCTGCCTCTAAGGGCCACTCATTGTCTGTCACGGCATAGCTCCTCATACTTAAAGAACAACTGTTCGAACTTCCACTCGTATAGTTGCTGCATACCCATCAAGGTGTTCATCATTTCATCATGCGTAGGCTCACGTTCACCGTCACCGATCTGTTTGAACACTGTCTCAAGATCGTTACATACACGCCAACAGTCCAGTATCATTGGCTCTAAGTCATATAGTTTAGTCATCATCATCCTCCGTCAGTGCATCCCACGATACAGGGAATATTTCAATCATCTTGTGGTCTATCTGCTTTGCTACCTCTCGTGTCTCTGCCTGAGTGTCATCCTTGCAGCGCAGGTTACACATGTCAGCAAAGGCATCAAGGCTACCTGACCAGTACCACTCAGTCATCGTGGACTGTGGTAGTTCCATACGGGCTTGCTCAGGTGCTACACCGTGAGCTAGTAGGTCTTTGTAGGCTTTAAGTGCTGCCCATCCTGAACTACCCCAGTCACCTACATTTACTACACCCTCAGAGCCTTGCTTCTTATCGGCACTACGTCCACGCCATGCGTAAGGAGTATATAACTCAGGTTCATCATCAACGTACCGCCTAGAAATCTCGTTCCATCTCAAGAACTTATGCTTGACTAACTGACGTGCTACAAAGATCGGAGCCTTGACGTGGAAGCTGGCGAAGCAATGTCCGAAGGGGCTGATGTGTTTGTGCTTGGCTAGGTAACGAATGAGCTTATCATCTTTCTTTTTGAGACGCGGTGGCCCCCAAGGATCATCCTCCATTTCACTTTCTTTACCAAACGATACACGAGCAGCATTAGCTACCGTTAAGTCAGTGCCCATGTGGTCAATCTGTGTCACTTTAATCATTCTTTTTACTTTCCTGTTCAGTGATGTTACGGACAGTTCGGTGGAAATCTATAACACTACGTGCTACCTCGTCAATCTGAGTACGATGTATACCTACATCACGAAGCTCTAGGTCATTAAGTTGATGTAGTGCTTTAATAGTTTCATTCATATTACGTCTGCGTCTTAGTGTTTCTCGTATCTCTTTAATCTTATCAAACATTTAAAGCTTCCTTTATTTTTTTATCAGTATAGTCCATATACTTACTAGGTATACCATCTTCGTAACAACGTTTATACACCATTTCTGTGAATGTTTTCTCAGTAGAGAAATCACCGAACATGTAGACATTCCGTATGATTTCTTCAATGTCCGTTGCTATTTTCTTAAAGCCACCCATTAGATGTAATCCCGCATATTTTTATCAAGCTGCTCTATACGCATCTCTGCGTACCGGATGACTTTACGTAGGTCTGTTATCTCTGACCCAATACCGTCTTCACCCTCATACATCTTATGACCAGCCCTCATGGAATATTTAATAATGTTACCAACATG